GACCAAAATCAAGTTTATAAAATTCTTCTGACCCATCATTAAGCAAATGTTTTATTTTATTCCAATCTAATATTGATGGAAAAGCAAAACCATTTGAATCAGTCCTAAACCAATGTTCGATTGTTGTTTTTTTTATATCAGTGTTTTCTACTAAATTTTTTAAACTTGTTTTTTCTCTTAAAAAAGAAACAAATTGTTTTTGATTTGGAATTTTTGGTCTTGTTTCTACTAATTTTGATCCTCTAGTTTTTGACATTCCTTGTCGATGTTTTTTTTCATTATCATCTGTTTTGTATTTTCCAAAATTAACATTTAAATTATTTTTATTATTAGATTGTTGAGATTTTAATGGCTCTCTAATAGCATCTGCATCATAATAATATTTTTTATTCTTGGTTATTAACCATATTTTTTCATGGCAGCTTGTTGGTCTATCTTTAACACTTTCAGGCATTGGATTTGGTTTATGCCAAATAATTTCCGATCTAATGTACCAACCAGCATCTTGTAGAGCTATTGCAACTCTATTTGGCATCATCATTAAATCTTTATCTTTTAAACCAGATGCTTTTAATAATTTACTATTTCTAGTATGTGATTTACCTTTTTCTATTTCATGTGCTTTTTCTCTTGTAGTTCCTTTAGCTAAGGTTTGACCGATACTTTTACAATCTTTATGGTTTGAATAACTATCTCCAATATTCCACCAAATCGTTGCAGTATCTTTCAGTTTAGGTCTAAAAGTTTCAAAAACTTTAACTGTATTAGCAAGATAATCTTGATAGGTTTTTTCCAATCCAAACTGACCATCAACTCCATAATCTCTTAATCCAAAATATGGAGGTGAACTAACAACACAATCAATAGAGTTGTTTTCTAATGTTTTAATAACATCAATGCAATTACCTTGAATAAACTTATGCATTAGCTTTAGCTTTCCAGTACGCAACTTGACGCTTTAAATCATCAATCTGATTGCTTAATAATATCTCTTTGCGTTCATCATCAAGCTCAGGAACTTTAGCAACATAGTCCTGTATAGGTCGTGCATATTCACCTTTAGAACCTTCACAATCCCCACACACATAACGCCTCTCAAATTTATAACCATAAAGAGGAACACCACAGTTCTTACACTTACCTTGCTTTACTAATGGATTAGTTTTTCCTACAGATATGTACTCAGTCATTAGTTGTCTCCAACTTTGTAACTTTTTGACACCAATCTTTAGGAATAGTAATAGCTCTGCCAGTTTCACCGTCAGAACAGAAATCACCTGTAACAACTATTCTTTTATCATCCTCAGAGATGATCCATCCAACTGATACAACAGGCTCTGGTTGAGCTTTTTTTAATTTATTTAAACTATGCCAGCCTGTTTCACTGTCCATAGCATCGATCCAATCAACCTGAACAAGCCTATAATCTTCGATTTTAAATTTCTTTTTGCCCATTCATTTCCCTCATTTTGGCTACAAAATCGTTAGCTGTTACAGCAGCTTTGGTCTTATCTTCGATTTTTATTAAGGCATTTGGGCTAGGAAATCGGCTTCCATTACAGTACCTCAATGCCACTGTGGAATTTGAAAACCCTAGATGTTGGGCTAATTTCTCATAGGTCAGTTTATTTAGTGTCCTATAATCTTCCAAAAACATAATAATTCGAAGCTATTGTAGTCATTTGGTGTCGTCAATAAAAGATTGACAAACAAACTACGAACATTAAAGTGTAGCCGTATTGGATACACAATAGACTATGACTAGAGCCAGCCCATTTGAAGGTGATATGAGTGTCAAATTGACACTTAACAGATATAACATCAATCAAACAGAACTATGTAAAAAGCTAAACTTTAGCAGAGAGGCTTTTAGTAAGGTTGTAAATGGTCATAGAAATCTGTCCGTTGCCAAAGCTAAACTAATTGCTGATCTATATGGATTTGATTGGAGAGAGTTTTACGAAACAGCTGCTGAGAGATATATTTCAGCCACAGGCTGTATTGATGATATTCAAGTAAGAAAAACTAAAAGTAATTACTTGGTAGAAGCTCCTCGTGAGTGGCAGGAAAACTCAGAATTTTATGCTATTTGCAGTCCTGGTCGTGCTTATGATGAGTATGTTTATGTGTTTACTTCAACACCAATTCCATTTGATATTAAGAAAATTTTAAGCAACACATCTCTGTTTACTCTTAAAAATGGAGTACAATATATTGGATATATTCTTGGATATGTTGATGCTGATGGAAAAGATGTAGTGATTGGCAATTATCAGACTAGAACAGAGGTAACTGTTGCAGCTAAAAAAATCGAATCAATGCAAAAAAGCCGAGCATTATTAACTCCCAACCCAATAAGACTATAAAAATTTAGTATAAAAATTATGCTTAATGATTCGTAAAATCATTAAAAGTAGCTTTTATGTACACATTAGTGTTTTGTTCGTAAAATGTACTGTTTTTTTTGGTGTACGAAAGTAGTCAAAAATGATACAAAATATGAATAAGAGTAAAACATTTATGCAACTAAAAGAACAAGCAGAATTAGCAGAGTTTAAAAAACTAATAGTAAGTCAACCTTCTTTAGAAGCCTTTGTTAAGTTTGGATTAGATCACCACAGCCCTTCACAATTAAATCTTCCTGATGGTTTTTGGGGTTTTAAATATCTTTGTTGCACTCAAGAAGAACGCAGAAAATTTCCATTCACATCAAAACCAAGATTAGGGGTTGCTATAGGTAATGCAATTGCATTGATGCACGCCCATATTATTTGGACTAACAACTCAGAAAAATACACCAATAAAAGAATTAATTTTCGTGATTGTCTCCGATTTGTTCAAGAAATGCTCAATGAATATAATCCAATTGAAGATAAAAAAGATTTAGAACAACACACCTACCATAAAACAATTGCTAATAAGTTTGCAAACAATCTTCACAAAGCTATTAAAAGTTTAGCTCTAACAGGTGAAATTGAATCAGAAGCTAATCGTTATTTAAACTTAGGAACAGACCTGGATCTATTAATGAGAACAGATTTAGAAAACAATACCTGTGTTGTAGAAATAAAAACATTACCCCCAAGGCGTGGAAAGATTAAAAAAGACGGCACTCGTGGATTTAGTACACAATCAGTTTCAGAACCTAAACTAGATGCAGCTCGTCAAACAGCTTGTTACTGGGGAGCAACTAAGAAAAGACCATTTTTAGTTTATGTTAATGAAAAGGAATATAAGATTTTTGATCCATCTAACTGTGATTTGCTTACTGAAAAAGCAATGAAAGACCATTTAAAGTTCTATAAATCTAAAGCTCGTACTCGTGAACGCTTAATGGTTCAAGCAGACGGAGATCCTATTAAACTATTGGGCCTAGTATCAAATGATTTTGAATCTTTTTATTGGGATATAGGTAAAGAATTATTAACAAAAGCTGAGAGCATATTTAAGGAGGCTCAAGAATGACAAAAAAAGAAGAAACAATTTGGAAAAAGTTAGCTGCTATTGATTGTAATAGCTTTGTAGAAACAAAAGGAAACCTAACTTATCTTTCTTGGTCTCATGCTTGGAAGCTAATTATGGATCACTACCCAAAAGCAACATATAAATTTAAAGAGTGGGATAATTACGATGTTCTATATTACAAAAATGGTACAGCTTCTGTTGCTTGTGAGGTAACTATAGACGGAGTTACTAGGGAAATGTGGTTGGCTGTTATGGATCATAGAAACCAAGCTGTTTCAAATCCATCCTCAACACACATAAGTAATACTAAAATGAGATGTTTAACTAAATGCCTGGCAATGTTTGGGTTAGGTCATTACATCTATGCTGGAGAAGATTTACCACAAGATTCTTGGGCAGTTACTAGCTTTAAAAATTTTAAAGCTGATGGAGAAAGAGCAGATCAGCTATTAAAAGATATTGGTTCTGCTTCACAGGTTGCCAAACTAAAAACTGTATGGGGCAACGGAAATGGAAAATGGGTTGAAAAATTAGAAAAAGATAACCCTGATTTGTATTTCAAAATCTATACAGCTTATCAACACAAACAAAAAGAACTACTGGAAGGAGTAGAAACAAAAGATGGCTAATGAAAGAGTAGCAACAATCAAGTTGTACCCTGCTGATGCGTCAAAGTATAAGCAGAACCCCCCTAAGTACACAGGGCCTGCAACGGTCAATGGTGATACTAACTTTAGGGCATCAGCTTGGATGCAAGAAGATAAAAAGGGAGTTTCACATCTATCTGTATCAGTTCAACCTAAGACTGAATCGTCTGGTGGTTTAACAAAGAACGATGAGATGGATGACAAGATTCCTTTTTAACTCCCCCTTGGGATGTCTAGCAATAGGCATCCCAAAATTATTAGACATTTATGAAAATTTTAGAAGAAGCAATAAAAGTATTTCAAGAAAGACACTCACAATATGGAGATTTTACTAAACGATTTAAAAAAACAGCAAAGATGTTTACAGGGTATTTGGAACAAACCATACCTGGATCTAAAGTTTGTAAAATTATTATATTGGAAAAACTTAGTAGGTCAGATGTTACTTATCAAAGAGACAATTGGCTGGATATTATCAATTACGCAGCTATGGGAGATATTCTTCAACAGCTGGAAGAAAAAGAAAAAAAAGAAAAGGTAAAGCCAATCAAATGACAAAAAATGAAGCAAAAGTTTTAAAGTTTATAAAAAAATTTA